AGAATTAAAACAGGCCACCAATTCTTTGCTTGAAGATCGTCTGCAATTAAACGAGGAATTTTCTTACAACATCGTAATTAGTGAGATGTTAAAAGACACTGGTATTAAAACAAAAATCATTAAGCAGTACCTGCCAGTTATCAATAAACTAACAAATCAATACTTACAAATCCTAGATTTCTTTGTTCACTTTAATCTTGACGAATCATTCCAAGAAACAATTCGATCTCGCCACCGTGATAGCTTTTCATACGATTCATTTTCTGAAGGTGAAAAGCAGCGTATTGACTTGGCCTTGTTGTTTACTTGGCGGCAAATCGCTAAGATGAAAAACTCAGTGTCTACTAACTTGCTTATCTTAGATGAAACCTTTGACTCATCTCTAGATCATGATGGTGTAGACAATCTAATAAAAATCTTGTATACACTTGGTGATGATACAAATGTGTTTGTTATTTCTCATAAAGGCGAAATACTAGATGGTAAGTTCAAGGATAAGCTTGAATTTTATAAAGATAAAAATTTCAGTAAAATGAAGTTTAGTGGTTCACAAATCGAAAATAATGTGGTATAATATATTATGCATAAAAAACGGAGTATAGAATGGAACTAAGTGAAAATACTATTCAGCTACTTAAGAACTTTGCGTCGATCAATTCGAACATTGTAATTAAGCCTGGATCAAATATCTCTACAATCTCAGAGGCAAAGAACATTCTTGCTTCAGCCGATGTACCTGAAGAATTTAATCAAGAAATCGGCATCTATGATTTAAATGAATTCCTTGGTGTTCTTGGACTTGTGGATACACCACGGCTAAAACTAAATGAAGACCACGTTGTGATTGGTGACTCAACCGGTCGTTCAAAGATTCGTTATTTCTTTGCAGATAAAGAAATGTTAACTTCACCAAGCAAGCCGGTTAACATGCCTGTAGCTGATGTTAAGTTTCATTTAGATAACGATACTTTAAATCGTATCAAGCGAGCTGCTTCTGCTTTAGGACACAATGAATTATCAATTACTCCTAATAATGGATCAGTTACTCTTACTGTAACAAGCACTGATAACTCAACTGCAAACAGTTTTTCAATTGATGTTACTGGCGAATCACAAGCAGATAAATACAACTTTATCTTTAACATTTCAAATCTTAAAATGTTATCCGGTAACTACGACGTTGAAATCTCGTCTAAACTAATTTCGCAATTCAAAAATACAAACACATCCTTGAAGTATTGGATTGCTCTTGAAAAAAATTCTAAGTATGGAGAATAATATAAATGGATCACTCTAAAGCATATGAAACAATGAACAATGTTGCTCGTTCATCTATTGCTGTTATTGATACTATCGCTCAACGTGGTGGTTTTAAAGGCGAAGAACTTTCAACAATTGGCCAACTACGTGATCAATGTCAGCATGCTATTCAAATTGTGGAATCATACAAACAAGAATCTGCTGAAGAATAATTAAGGATATTACTATATTATGAATGATGATTTTCTGTGGGTCGAACGATATCGTCCACGAACTATTGAACAAACTATCCTACCTACACAACTTAAAACAGTATTTCAAAAAATAGTCGAGTCCGGCGAAGTGCCTAATATGCTTTTTACAGGCACAGCTGGTCTCGGTAAAACTACTGTAGCCAAAGCTTTATGTAATGAGCTTGACTTAGATTATATCTTAATCAATGGATCTGAAGAAGGTAACATTGATACTCTTCGTACGAAGATTAAACAGTTTGCTTCCTCTGTTTCACTTAGTGGTGGATACAAAGTAGTTATTCTTGATGAGGCTGATTACTTAAATGCTCAGTCTTTTCAGCCAGCACTTCGTGGATTTATTGAAGAATTTTCAAATAACTGTCGATTTATTCTTACTTGTAATTTTAAGAATCGTATCATTGAACCTCTTCATTCTCGTTGTTCTGTCTATGAGTTTAACACTGATCGTAAAACTCTAGCTCAACTCTCAATGCAAATGATGACTCGGTTAAAAGATATTCTACAAACTGAAAAGGTAGATTATGAAGAAAAAACTCTAGCCGAAGTCATTATGAAGTATGGGCCAGACTGGCGTAGAGTTCTAAATGAATGCCAACGTTATGCAATCAGTGGTAAGATTGATGCTGGTATTCTTGTAAGTCTAAGTGATACATCATATCAAAATCTTATGACTTATTTGAAGGATAAAGACTTCAAGAAAATGCGGCAGTGGGTTGTGAATAACATTGACACTGATGCATCATCAATCTTTCGTGGTATTTACGATCGTATGTATGACAAAGTTAAGCCACAATCTATCCCTCAAATCGTGTTAATCTTAGCTGATTACCAATATAAGAATGCTTTTGTAGCAGACCATGAACTTAATGTTGTAGCTTGTATGACTGAAATCATGGCAAACGTGGAGTTTCAATAATGGCCGCATATGATGGTTTAAATAATGCATGTATTTTTGACTTTGAAACATTGTCACAAGAACAAACAAATGGTGTTGTTCTTTCAATGGCAATGGTAAACTTTGCTGAGTCTAGATTTACAAGTGATATTCCATATACATTCGAAGAGCTCGTTGAGAATACTCATACAATCAAATTTAATGTGGAAGAACAAGTAAAAAAATATAAGCGTATTATTAAAAAAGACACTTTAAAGTGGTGGGTTCAACAAGGTGATTTGGCTAAAGAACAATTAAAGCCAAGTCCTGAAGACGTATCAATTGACCAGCTTTATAATTTCTTTATTGTAAATAAATCTGCAAATGTAAAAAAGGTTTACACACGTGGAAACACCTTTGATCCTATCTTCCTTGAATATATTATGAGACAAACGAATAACCCTATGCCATATGATTGGTGGGAAGTACGAGATACACGCTCACTTATTGAAGGTTTATCATGGGGATCTGATTTACGAAATAATTTTATTCCTGAAGGTTGCGCCGGTTTTATTGCACATGATCCAAAGCATGATATTGCGTTGGACGTTATGAGATTACAAATATTAGTACAAGCTATATCATGAATCATTTTGATTATCTTAATTCAATTAATTCTACTAAAAAAGATATTATGGAAGACGATATCGCTGAAAAAGCATACAACTCTTTCATGGTAAATCGTGGACTATCGTACTTTAATGATACAGTTCTCATGGCAAATGAGATGAATCTATACTCTCACCTCGATAAAAAGTTACAATATCACTTTCTTATAAATATAGTACGGAAACGGAAACGTTTTAGTAAATGGGCAAAGCCTGAAACTGAAAGTGATATTGAAGCGGTTAAAGAATATTATGGCTATAGCAATGAAAAAGCCAGACAAGCTATAACCCTTCTGTCACCTGAAAATATAACTATAATAAAGCAGAAGGTGAATAAAGGTGGAAGAAGAAAGTAAATTAATTGAGTGGGTTCCAGACATGATGCTGGAAGTAACACTCAACGAGCCTGATGATTTCCTTAAAGTAAGAGAAACATTAACACGTATCGGTGTAGCATCACGTAAAGATCGTAAACTCTATCAATCATGTCATATCCTACATAAGCAAGGGCGTTATTTTATCGTTCATTTTAAAGAGCTGTTTCTATTAGATGGTAAGAAATCAAACCTTGAAGAAAACGATGTAGCTCGTAGAAATACTATTGCCACATTAATGAGTGATTGGGGATTGATTGAAGTCGTAAATAAAGAGCGTATGGAATTAATCGCACCTCTCCGTCAAATTAAAATTATTTCGTATAGAGATAAAGATCAGTGGGAGCTTTGTCCAAAGTACAACATAGGTAGAAAATAATGATTATTAATCTATGGACTTATGGTGAACGTGAATGTCCTATTGAAAGAAAAAAGGAGTATGACGCTCCTTTCTCAAACTTTTATAAAGTAAAAGTTGATTTTCAAATTGATTATGAAGGAATGGTTTGTGGCCAGTTCTTTGATCAATATCATAACTTTGACAGAAGTTGGCTTACCTATAAAATTATTGGTCAAGATGTCGTAAATCACGATGAAATTAATTTAATATGTTTACCATTTTATGGATGGGATTATCAACATGAGTTTCCAAGAATTTTATCTGAAAACCAAAATTTAATTGATTTTGCTGTAAAAAATAATGTTAAAATTTTAGCAGTCTATCTTAGAGAGCATGTCGGACTTGGTCGGCAGCTTGAAGAAGAGATGAAAAAGTATGACATATACAATAAAATTTCTCCTGAACATTTTAAAATATGTGTAAATAGCTATAGCAATGATCAGTATGAAGATTTAACAGAGAATGGTGGTAAACTTAAAGACTACATTTGGTATGTTGATTCCTTTGATAAATCAATCGCTAATTACATCACTGAAAACAGATTAGACATAAATTCTAAATTTGATATTTTTAGAAATTTTAAATATAAATTTTGCTTTCCATTTGGCTCATTGCACCATAGGCCATACCGCATTGAGGCTTTTAAATTATTAATTGAAAAAGAACTAATTAATAGAGATGATATTTTCTATACTGTTACAGAATTAAATGCACAAAATCACATTGAAAATTTTTTAAAAAGTAGTTCTAATTCTAATACTGATTACATACTAGAAGAAACAAAACAATACTTAATTGATTATGGTTTAGAAAAAGTATATACTTATAAAGCATACGGTGATGATGGCAACCGGGATAGTGTCGATGAAGGATATGCCATATCTCATTCTTTTCATACACCGATTCAGTTTGTTCAAAGTTGCATCCAAGTAATATTTGAAACAAGATTATACGATCATTCTATAACAGAAAAAACATATAGGCCACTTTTCTTAGGCCAGCCTTTCTTATGGCATGCTCAACCGCATTTGAAAGATTACTTGGAATCAATTGGATACAGATTTTACCCTTGGATTGATTATTCTTTTGATAAGATTGAAGATCCACTAAAAAGATTACACGCATTATTTGACGAAATTAAAAGGCTTGATAGTATTGACCTTGTAATGGAAATCAAAAAACATTCTCATATTATCAATCGTCACAATCGAAAAGTTTTCCGTGAAAGAATGATAGATACTACTGAGTTTGATACATTATTAGGAATTATATAATGAAGATTTTATTAACAGGCACTTCTGGTTTTATTGGCCAACACCTACTTCCGAGACTAGAAGCAATCGGAAAAGTTCATTCTTTAAAATCAGATTTAAAAAATCATGCTGATGTTACTGAAGAAGTCAAACAAATCCAGCCTGATATTATTGTTCACCTCGCTGCACGTACAGAAGTACAAGAAAGCTTCTATGAACAAGTAGAGTTTAGTGAAGTTAACTATGTTGGAACAGTAAATTTAATTGAAGCCTGCCGTCAAGTAGATCCGATGCCTTACTTTGTGTTTGCGTCCACGATGGAAGTATATGGCTGGCAACCTATTAGTGATGTTGTGCAAGAAACGGGAACATATATTAATAGTGTAGCATTTGATGAAAACACGACACCTCATCCTAATGCACCTTATGCTGTTGCAAAATATGGATGTGAAAAATATTTAGAGTATGCGCAAAGAGCTTATGGATTAAACTGGGCAAGCTTTAGACAAACTAATTGTTATGGTCGTAAAGATAATGATTATTTTGTTACTGAACAAATTATTTCACAAATGTTAAGAGGTGATACCTGCAACTTAGGATATAGCGAACCATATCGTAATTTTATTTACATTGATGATTTACTTGATGCTTGGATGGCTGTGATTACAAACGGTGATAAAGTTAATGGTAATATCTTTACAATTGGTCCAGATGATCCACGTAAGATTCGTCACTGTGCAGATTACATTGCAGAACAAATTGGATGGAACGGCACCATCAATTGGGACACTAAACCACCACGCCACGGAGAAATTTGGTGGTTAAATAGTAATCATAACTTACTCACCGAAAAAACAGGATGGACACCTAAGGTTTCTTATGAAGAAGGAATCGAAAAAACTATCCATCATTGGAAAAAAATTGTATAGCGGCTATTTAAAATTGTAATAGCAATAACTATATAAATACTATTGGAGTGCGGATGGTCCGGCTCCATTCTTAATCTTGCTTGTATAAAGGAGATAACTATGACAGGCGTACAATCACTATTTCCACGTTCATCTTTTGTTGGCTTTGACCACTTGTTAAACGAACTGGACTATGTAGCGAAACATTCACAAGACCATTATCCACCACATAATATTTTAAGAACAGGCGAAACAGATTACCTGATCGAATTGGCAGTGGCTGGCTTTAGTAGAGACGAACTTAACATTGAAGTTAAAGATCGTACTCTTACTGTTACGGGTGAACATGTGAGCAAAGGTCGCGAGTATATTCACCGTGGTATTTCCACTAAGAAATTCAAACGCACCTTCAGGCTGTCTGAGCACGTACACGTAAACGGAGCGGATCTCGTAGATGGGGTATTGTCAGTAGAACTGAAATACGAAATTCCACAGGAACTGCGTCCTCGTAAAATCGAAATCGGTCATTACGAGGAAAACACAAATGACACAGACACTAAAGAGTTTCTTACAGAAGCTGATTAACAACTATCAAATGGCTAAAGCAATTAAATCAACAGAAAACGAATTGCGTAAGCTAACTGATAAAGAATTGAATGATATTGGTATTAGCCGCGGTGACATTTATGCCATTGCTAGACAAGATGCAGATCATAAACGCTCAAACGTTGATGCACCTTTTAACCCTAACTTAAGAGGATTTGTCTAATGGCTTTTTATACTGAAACAATTACTATCGATCATCGTTCATACTTCCAAAAACTTTGGGCTGGTTTTCAAATCTGGTGCAACGTAGTTGGATATAGCAGAGCAG